CCGTAGTCCTCGATGGCCTTGTGCACATCCTTGCCGTAGATGGTGTGCGTTGTTTCTTGGAACGGGTAGTTCTTCAGAACCTTGACCTCGTGGTACCGACGGGCACACCCCTCGAAATCCTTGAGGCCACTGTGTGACCACGTGACTTGCTCGCTCATTTGAACTTTGCTGATCTGATTGCACGCGCCAGATGTTTGGCGAACTCATCAACGAACTTCTCGTCTTTGTACAACTCGTCGCCCATCTCGTAGAGGATGGCGTGTACAAGCTCGTGCCAGAAGGTTTCGCTCATGCGTATGTCGGAGTACTTGCGCCCCGTCGTGTTGCTGAACTGACCGATCTGGATACTGCCCTCGTCATAAACGATGGCCCCCATCTCACGCTTGCGCTGCATGGAGCGCACGACATCGACGGAATACAGCTTGTCGCCCACACGGACACGGTAGGGTATGGGCGGGGCTCGTTTGGCTTTCATGTTTCTCCTTGTGTGTTAGGCCAATCCATATCGTTGGTGGTAACCAACGTCCGAGTTGAGCGGTATGCCGGGAAGGTAAGGTACGGGCGCAGTCATCTGCGCCAAGACCCAAGTCTTCGCGTCGTCCGCTTCTTCTTCTGGTACCACGGCAATCAATTCGTCATGCACCGTGCCTACCAAAGGGTACTTTTTAGCCACCTTTAGCATGCCGTCTGTCATGACGCATCGCGCCGTGCCCTGAACAATGTTGTTGGTGACCTTGCCACCGTACAGACTGACGCGCTTCTTGCCGTCAGCGTATGTCCATGTGACCTTGCCACCCTCACCTTTGTCAGGGCGAAGGTCAGGATACCGTATTGCCATGCCACTTGGCAAGATGATTTCTTCCTTCTGGAAGATGATGCACTTGTGGATGTGCTTCTTGCCCCGGTACAGGCTGTAGTCCATCAGTTCCTGGCACAGGTTCCAGAACTCAACCACCGGCTGAGACGCCTCGCGGAACTTGTCGATGATGGCCTTGGCTGCAAGGCAGTGGATGGCAAGCTCAACCTCGCTGCAGGTGTGCGGGATCTTCTCCATGCGCTTTATGTTCTCGTCCCAAGACAGGAACTTCTTCACCTCTTCACCCGTCACGCCCAGCTTTACAGCGTCTTCCTTGGTGTAGCGCAGGGGCTTGGCTCCCAGGAACCCGGTCAGTAGCTGAGCGGCGAACGATGACCAGCCAAGCTGGTAACCAGCGCCCAGCAGCGCCGACTTGGCGGACTGTCGCTCGACAGGGTGGGTGTCTTTGTTCATGCCAGGGATGCCGAACATCTGGGCACCGAAGGCTGAGTACGGATCGGCACCGGAGCGGAAGATGTCTAGCAGAGGATCGTTATCCGCCAGTACCGCAAGGACTCGCGGTTCGATCTGCGATAAGTCACCAACCACCAGCACGTGCCCGGGCGGGGCCATGATGGATTCTCGGAGGAAGCTGCCACGTTTCAAGTTCTGCATGTTGATGGCGCTGCCCTTGCTGGCTGTGTACCTGCCGGTGTTAGCGCCGAAGTAACTCAGCGGAACGGGTAGACGACCACGGTGGGCGATGTCGAGGAACCGCTGTGCTCGGGTGCGTTCGCTTGTGGACTTCACCCGCATGCGGGCTTCGCATAGAAGCGCAACTTCTTCGTTATCCCCGTTGCGCAGCGCAAGGAATAGTGCGTCGTTCTTGGCCAGGGCGAATGTTTCAAGGCCAGTCGTCTTGCTAATTTTGGTTGGCGGCGTAGCTCCGAGCGAGGCCAGGAGTTCAGCAAACTTTTCATTAGACGCAAGCGCAGCTTCATCCACGCCGAGCCTCTGTAGTAGTGACTCACGTGCTTCCCTTTCTTCTACGATGGCCTTGGCCAGCATCTCTTTGTCGAGCACCAGCAGCGGGCGGGTGTACATCTTGAGGGTCAGGTCGATGAGGCGTAGCTCCTTGGTGGGGTAGCCCTCGATCAGTCGGTTGAAGATTGCCTCGCACAGAAACACATCGTGCTTGCAATACTCAGCCAACTCGTTCTCAACCTCGAACGAGAGTGAGTGCATCATCCCGTCGGTGCTGTGCACCGCCTGCCCCTTGGGTGGCAGACCAAACTCTTCAGCCAGCTTGGCCAGGGAGTTGCCTGCCTCGATGCCGCGCAGGGCACGGGCCATAGACAGCGTGTCGAAGATGAAGCACGGCTGCACACCGTAGCGCCAGGACAGAATCGTCACATCGAACTGGGCGTTGTGCGCCAGCACCGCCGTGGTTGACCAGTCGATACTGTCCGCCCACTCTTGGATGTTCTCACCCCGCACCCAGATTTCGGTGTCTTCTTCGTTCAGTTCTTTCCAGCACAGACCCCACGCCTTGAACCTGGGGTCACGCACGTACTCTTCGGTGGTCATCTTGGAGAGGGTGTATTCCCGTCTGTCCCACGCAGTTTCAAAGTCAACGATTAGCACCCTCTTAAAAGGTAAGCGTAAGCTCAATGTTTCACCTCGCTGTCGGCTGAGTCTTTGGTTTGTTGGAAGATGTAGTGCGATGCATCGACAAGCTCCGCTGCTTCATACCACGTGGCGTTGATGCCCAGCGTATGCAGATAATCCTTGTCATCCATGATCAGCAGCACCCCTCGTGTATCTTCTTCGATGAAGGCGCGCAACACTGTCTTGATCACATGGATAAGCGCCTGCTGTCTAGCTTCGGGCAGTGCTGCGATTAGCTCATCCATGCGTGCGTAGTACGCGCGGTCATCGTCGGTCATGTGTACTCCTAGCATGTAACCACTCCTGTAGTTGGTTGATGTTGTCCTCGTTGATCACGAGGGTCGTGCCACCTGCGCTGCGGATCTTTTCCATCTCTGCTTCCTGCAGCGCGGTTGGTCTGTTCGATCCAGCCTTACACTCAATCCCAAGGAAGTGGCCGTCGATGCAGGCGACTATGTCGGGTATGCCCACGCGCCCGTAGCCGCTGGCTACAGGGAAGAAGTGGTACGCACCATGCGCCTTGAGCAGCGCAACGCACTGCTTCTTGACCTTGACCTCGGGTGTTGCTGCCATGTTGGATCCTTGTTGGTGAGGGGGAAATGCAGATTCCCAGCCCCCTCGGTTCTGGGTAGGGAGGTTCCCGTTCAGCGTAATGGTTTCGGCGGCACTGAACAGGACACACGTGCAGGTCACATCTGCAAGGCTTGCTGCTGTGTGGTTATGACGCCGCCAGTTACTTCTGCTCTTCTACTTCGATGAGCTTGTCGATGTAGTGACGCGCCTTCTTCAGGTCTTGGATGCCGCCCTTCAGTCGCCAGCGGCTGAGGTATTTGACGGCGTTGCCATCCAGGTAGCCAAGATTCCAGTCAAGGATAACGTCCCAGGTTTCGTATCGGTGCGCTTTGTAGTGGGTGCCCGCGACTTGACGATCATTTGCTCGCTCTTGTGTGGGTTGTTCTTTGGGTTCAGGCTTAGCTTCTGGGCTGTTCCCACAGTTGTAAACCGAAACGCGCACTGCGGACTCTGACATTCAAATCTCCTTCTCTTCAGGCCGTTTCGGGTTGCTCTTGTTTCAAGGGTGCGGGCATCTGCTCCGCAGGTTGGGCACTGCATAGGGTTTGGATCAGCTTGAGTTGTTTCTTCTTTGCGCGGTAGGCAATCTGACGTTCGGCCTGCGTCTTCTTCTGACGCCGCTTGTCGTTGCCCGCACCGAGCTTGTAGATCTTAGCCAGATCCCTGCCCCGGCTGTCCTTCTCCCAACCAGCAATATGGGCGGCACCCGCGCGGTGCAACTCCCGGGTGTATTGCAGTACCGTCACGTAGTGCAGCCCCGTCATGTCTGCCAACTCCTGGCAGGTGTAGGTGCCTTCAAGTAGGAGCTTGATCAGTTGGGCTTGCAGGATCGCGTTGATCTTGATCATGCGCTTGTTCTTGGGTGGATTGGTCATTGAGGTGTAGGTTGATCTGTCGGGCTAGTTGGTCTGCGTTGACTGGGTTGCAGCCTTGCGGTGTGTTGATCTCCGCCCCACGCAGGTAGGCATGGCAGAGTTTGAGAAGTTCTTCGGCGGTCATGTCTTGCCCCAGTTGGCGGTTCCGGTCAAAGACAGTGAGTCATGC